TTATGCTTTCTTTGCATCCTCAAAAACCTCAGGGTGGGACAAATTTGGGACATCGTCACCCAATATGTCGTCAATTTTCCTCGCGTGCTCTGTCAAATGATTAGGTGCAAGGTGTGCGTACCTACGCACCATTTCGATAGACTCCCAGCCGCCCATTTCCTGAAGTACTGACAGTGGTACACCTGACTGAATTAACCAACTGGCCCAGGTATGGCGGAGGTCATGAAAACGGAAATTTTCAATTCCTGCCCGACGACATGCTGTTAACCACGATGTGTTATAGTCCAGGCGCATCTTTCTGATGCTTGGTGTCATTGTCCCGTCAGGCCTTCTGGCAGCAGTGGTATAAACAAACACCCAGCGGTGATGTTTGCCTATTTGATCACGCAACACCTTGCAGGCAGTGTCATTCAGTGCGACCCCAATAGCGCGGTTTGACTTACTGTCTTCAGGGTTTACCCAGGCAACACGTCGCTGCATATCGATTTGTTGCCACTCCAGATTAATAATGTTTGATCTCCTCAGGCCAGTTGCCAGTGCAAATTTAACTACAGATTTCAGGGGATCAGAACATGAATCAATGAGTCTCCTAGCTTCTTCTTTTTCCAGCCATCTCACGCGTTTGTTTTTTACGGCAGGTATTTTGATTACAGGTGCTTTTTCAAGCCATTTCCAGTCTCGCTCTGCGGCGCGCAGAATAGCCTTGATCATTGCCAGGTGTGTTGCTTTTGTTTGCGTGCTCACCGATTTAGGTATATAGGCTGGTGGTTCTTTCCCTTTTCTTAATGCAGCCTCCACCTGCAACTTCCATCTCTCCTTTGTTTTTCGGTTATACGCTTTGCTGATAACTGAGTAGATCATTGCCTCCGATATATCCTTAATCCTTATTCCCTCGAAATGCTCAATCCAGAATGCGATTCTGGATTTATCGGAATCGATGGATTTCTTGTCGGCTTTTTCCTCAAGCCATCTCAGGCAGGCTTCTTCGAAAGTGACATCTGGCATATCCCCCAGTCTGTCTACTCGCCAGAGTTCTGCTTTTCGCTTGTCGTGCAACTCCTGAGCTTGCCGCTTGTCCTTTGTGCCAAGAGACTCCTTAATTCGCTTCCCGCCCGGGAGCGAGTACGAGGCGTACCATATTTCACCTCTGCGGAAGAGTGACATTTTCTTTCCTCTGTTATGCCATCACCCGCGCTCACCTGGACAGTATGCAGCGGTGAATGAAGTGCTGCAATGCAGGCTTGCCGGGTTGTGAGATAAGGTGATCTTTTACCGGAAGAATTTTTTCGGGTTGCCTGTAGTCGGCCCGTTCGTATCCAGTTAACAGCTGTTGGCCTTGATATCTTGAGAAACTTACAGGCCTCTTTGAGGGTGATACTGTGTGAATCCATATTTTCGCCATTAAAAACCGCCCGAAGGCGGTTGTCAGTTGATTGATATGCGGCGCATTTTTCGAAGGCTGGCAATATGCTTTTCCTTCTCAATTTCTGCTTTAATCATGTGTAGTTCGTTGTGATCGATTCGCTCAAATTCTGCATTAAATGCGCTAATTGAAGCGGCTCTGGTTCTCCCATCCAGCCTGCGGAAGATTACCTGCGTCAGAGTGATTTTGCAGACTTCAACCGGATAGTTGTTGGCATCGACGAAAGACTGCCCGCGCTGGATTAGAACGAACACCGGTAGTATTCCTTAATTGTCATATCATTTGCACCTCGTTGCTACTGGCTATCACCATTGCTCCCCAAATACAAAACCAATTTCAGCCAGTGCCTCGTCCATTTTTTCGATGAACTCTGGCACCATTTCGTCAAAACCAGCCATGTATTTTTCATCCCGTTCGACCACGACATAATGCAGTCCTTCACGCTTCATACGCGGGTCATAGTTGGCAAAGTACCAGGCATCTTTTCGTGTCACCCACATGCTGTACTGCACCTGGGCCATGTAAGCCGACTTTATGGCCTCGAAACCACCGAGCCGGAATTTCATGAAATCCCGGGAGGTAAACGGGCATTTCAGTTCAAGGCCGTTGCCGTCACTGCATAAACCATCGGGAGAGCAAGCGGTGCGCATACTTTCGTCGCGATAGATGATCGGGGATTCAGTAACATTCACGCCGGAAGTGAACTCAAAGAGGGCTCTGGCGTCGTTCTCGTACTGTTTTCCCCAGGCCAGCGCTTTAGCGTTAACTTCCGGAGCCACACCGGTGCAAACCTCAGCCAGCAGGGTGTGGAAGTAGGACATTTTCATGTCAGGCCATTTCTTTCCTGAGCGGGGTTTTGCTATCACGTTGTGAACTTCTGAAGCGGTGATGACGCCGAGCCGTAATTTGTGCCACGCATCATCCCCCTGTTCGACAGCTCTCACGTCGATCCCTGTACGTTGCAGGATAATGTCCGGTGTCATGCTGCTACCTTCTGCTCTGTGACTTTCTGTTTCAGGAATCCAAGAACCTTCACAGCTTCAGCCTGTGTTAGTTCTGAAGATGTGTAAATGTTGCGGCGAAAAATCTGGGAACAGAGCGGCAACAGGTCGTCATCCCACGTTTTTTCCATGGAAGTAAGAAGGGCGTTAATTTCCGACATGGTTTCTTCGTTAACCGGGGTGATGTCGCGTTCCGGCTGACGTTCTGTAGTATATGCAGTATTTTCGACAATACGCTCGGCTTCATCCTTGTCATAGATGCCAGCAAATCCGAAGGCCAGGCGAGCACACTGAATCATGGCTTTGTGCCGTAACATCCGTTTGGGATGCGACTGCCACGGTCCGGTGATTTCTCTGCCTTCGCGGGTTTTGAATGGTGCGCGGCGACATTCATCCATCCACTCGGTAACGCAGATCGGGTGATTGCGATCTTTGCGGTAAATCCGGCATGTACAGGACTCATTGTCCTGCTCAAAGTCCATGCCATCAAACTGCTGGTTTTCATTGATAATGCGGGACCAGCCATCAACGCCAACCACCGGAACGATGCCGTTCTGCTTGTCAGGGAAGGCGTAAATTTCTTTCGTCCAGGGATTAAGGCCGTACTGGTTGGCGACGATCAACAATGCGATAAATTGCGCATCGCTGGCATCACCTTTAAATGCCGTCTGGCGAAGAGTGGTGATTAGTTCCTGTGGGTCGACAGAATCCATGCCGACACGTTCAGCCAGCTTCCCTGCCAGCGTTGCGAGTGCTGTACTCATCCGTTTTATACCTCTGAATCAATATTAATTTGGTGACGGGCGATGGTTTCAGCCATGTAGCGGATGTGTTCTGCCATGCGTTCCTGAAAATCGACATCGTCATCAAATGCACGGGAAATAGCTTTTTTGCTGGCCCCGTGACGTTGCAGATTATCGATGCATAGCGATTCAAACAGGTGTTGGGGCAGACCTTTTTCCAGGTCGTCTGCCAGCTCAGCTTCAGTTTCTTCACGGGCAATTTGCTGGTAGTGTCGTGCCCATGACTGCTCTTCAATGCGATCGGGGATAAGCCAGGCATTCATGATTTATCACCTCCGAAATTTTCAAGCCTGTTGGCAATCATGATGGCGATATCAGGGATTGCTGGCGCTGTGGCTATACATGCGGGGTTGGCGCACAAACCATAGACGGCGGCAATCACGAGCTGTCTTTTCCAGTCGAGAGTTACTGGCTCAGAATTGGCGTCATCGCCGGACGTATCACTGCCTGGCTCGTTCTGAACAACGGTTTCGCCCTCCTGAGCGGCATCAACAGAGTTTTCCTGAATGATCTTCTCCTCAGTTTGTGCTGAGTCTTCTCCATCAGCGGCGTCATTTTCTCCAAAAGTTTCTGTGTAAGTGCTATCGCCCATTCCCGCACTACAGTCAGGGCAGTTCCCCCCGCCAGTCTGACCACAGACGCGGCAGTTTTTTTCCAGCTCCGGTTGCGCTACTGGCCCTGGCTGTTGCTCTTCTGACCCGTTTTGTTGCGTATCCGGGCTGTTTTGTCCCGCTTCTGGGGCAATTTGTTCCACTTTGGACTGATTCTGGTCCTCAGTGTCGCGAGTCTGGATCCCCTTCACCCACTTCGGATCAGCAGGGTTACTGATGCCTTCAACGAATTCTCCACGCGAGGCAGCCAGTAATTTGTCGGCATCGACTGGATTTTTTGGGGGGATGTTTTCCCTGGCTTTATTGAGTTCCTCCCTCAGTTCCTGGTATTTCGTTTCTACAGATGAGACATTTTCCAGTGATTGCGTGTCCTCATTATGTTTAACTGGAATTTCTTCCACTGATTCAGGCGCTGCCTGTTCATTAGCCATTGTGTCCGATGCTTGTTGCTTTTCTTCATCGCCATGTTTTCCTTCTGCTGTTCCGCGCTGCGGCATCGGTGCTGATGAGCGACCGCAGGCAATTTCCACGATTTCCGGATCCGGGTTAGCGTGATCGGTTTCGGTCAACACTTTGTTGAGATATTCAGTCACGCGTGCCGGGATGGCCTCAATGCCGATTGGTGCTTCTTTCACGGAAGCCACCACAATGGCGCGGGAATAATCCAGCCCACCGGGCATGGCGATAAATTTGTCGCGAAAAACAGAAAAGGGCGGCTTATTCTCTGACACGATTTCTTCAACGCGTTTTGCGTGTGCTGGGTGCAGGTTATAAATATCCACATCCATTGAACGGGCCAGAACGCCGGTGGCTACATCTCGTGCGAGTGATGTCTTATCATGTTTGAATCCTTCACCACGATCGGTAAGATTTCCGCCGCCAGCGTTAGCACCGGAAGGCGTACGGGTAATGCCTGAAACATAATTTCCGTTCTGCCATTCTTTTGTCAGCAGGCCCTGATCAAGGTAGTCAGTTTTCATCCAGGTGGAAATGAACTTGTCGAATTCAGCCGGGCTGATGCGATGATTTGCAGAGTGGGGGAATGCTTTCCCTACAGATTCAGCCAGGCGACTAAGGTGATAGTTCGTCAGTTTATCCAGTTCATGATGTGCGGCGCGCACAGCAGTAAGCAGGCTCTGAAGGTAACTGTCCTCTGTGTCCATCTCCATACGGATCACGTTATTGCGTTGTTCTGGTGTGGCGTGATGCCGGTATTTTCCATCTTCATCTTTGCTGAATAAGAAGAGGTGAAGGAAGCGATGAGTAAGGCTCAGAGTGGCGACGGGAATTTCACACTCAGAACAGTCATCGTCGCTGTCCGGGGATTCGCTTTTCTCCACATCATCCGGAATAGTTCCGTCCAGGTTATCGTTGTCATCGCCAGCAGTTGTGGCATCTTCACCGTTGATGTTGTCATCGAAGGGGATAGCCATCATGGTGATGCCATCGTTACCGCCTTTTTCATAGCGGTTGCAGAATTCAGTATCAAACACGCCTTCCGGTGGAAGGTCATTCACGACGGGGAAATTTACGCGAACGGGTTTTTTGAAATCATCCTCGTCGTAGCCTGCATCGTCCATGGCTGCAATGCAGCGGGAAACTGCGACAGAAAGTTTTCTGGCCTCGGTCCAGAAAAAACCGCCTTTGATGCCAAGGCGTTTTCTGACTTTATCGTTTTTTGCTTCGCAGTGTAGTGCAAAAGTCTGTTTATCAGCGCTCATTGTATTTAAACCTCTGGCTGGATTAGAATTAGCGGCCCTTTGTCTGATTTCTCCGAATACGGTGACGCAGGGAGAAATCCGGTAGCCTGCGCTGCCGGATTTTTATTTCAGTGGAAGGTTGCCTGGTTTGCTGTTTTGTGAGTTGTTTTTCCCTTTTCGTGCTGGCATTCAGGGCAGTCGCACTCAGAATTTTCTCTTGCAAACTCAAGAGCCTGTGCAAGTGTATGGATTTGTTGTGCTCCAATGTTGCTTCTGACGACTTCACATGCAGCATGAATATATGGGCTTGGTGTTTTGCCATTTAACCCACATAAAACAAAACGACTGTCCTTATATTCGTTATTTCCAACTTCTGTAAGCACTGAAAAAGAAAATACAAAGTCGATTTTGTATTCTTTGCATATTTTACTGATGCGTTCTGCAATTTCTTCGAGTTCATTTATTGCATCAGGACTGGTTTCGGAAAATATTTCATTTTGCGCAAGTTCTTTCATTTTGATTTTTCCGTGATTGATAATTAATGCGGTTTTATTTCGGCTTGTCTGTTACAGATATGGAAGGGGTATTTTATTACTCGTCACAACGACGCTGCTTTTACGGGTAAGCCATCGCGCCCGATGAAAACTTTAATCATGCAGTCGGTAATGCATGTTTTTGTTGTGAAGTTACGAATATAGAGTTTTCTCTTTTCAATATTGTTTGCTGAAGCGATATATGTCCGACCTTCATGAAGAACATAATCGCCAGGCGTCACGCACTGACGTGGTATTTCATCAGTTCCGAAGTGATGAGCAATCATAATTATCTCCATTTTCACAAATGAACTTTGTTGATGCGGTGCCTGGTGCCTCCAGGTGACGTTAACCAGTTAACAACTAACGCCGGGTCAGGGGACGATGACTTTCCGTGACATCCTGTCGGTTTAACTGTTCCGCGTGCGCATAGCCGCATTCACCGCATCACAAAATTCACTTTAAAAAGGGCGGACATCAGCAATCGGCAAACCGATGTCCGCCAAGGGCTACACACAGCAATGTTGTTATTCACAACCGGAAGCGCACGGTCGAAGAAATCTAACGACAAGCCTTCAATGGGAAAGAGTCTTCGCCGTGCACTTTCGTGTTGTACCCTGGCTTTCAGGGTAATGTCTGTTCAGTAAACTGAGAGTGCCGGAACTTACCCGTGTCCGGCGCACGATCTCCACCTCACCCGTGGAGAACTCCTCAACTACAAACCCCGTAAGGAGAGTGAATTTATGACACAAGAAGAAAAAGTGATGTTTCTGATGCGGCTGGCTGTCGATACCTACAACACACAATTCAGGGAGAAAGATATACCTCAAAAGGCAGTTCCTGCTGCGGTAGATAAGGGCGGTGCTATTGCCGTATTTTACGATGCATTTGAATCATTTTTTAATGAAAAACTCGACGCTGTTAGCGGCTTCGGAACATCGAGTAATAAATAACGTTCATTACGGTTCTTAAACAACAATCAGTGGGCTTGATGTTGTTCTTTTCAAGCTCACTTGCCATCACTTCCATTATTCTTGCACTTACACGAATTATTTGGTGGCTGTAAGCGATGCAACTGTCGCTGATATTGCTGTTTATTTCTATTACTTCATTTTCACCATTAGCATCAACTTCGGATGCGCTGTTTTCATTATCCTGTTTCAGTGCTTTTTCTGCCATCTGGATGCGTGTCAGCGTTGCGGAATTTGGGCTAAGTCGATAAACCTGTCTGGCATCTTCCAGAAGCAGGGCGATAATGTGCTTCAGTTCTGTTTCGTTCATAGTTAACTCCGGTAGTTGCAATTTATTAATATCAGGCGGTCAGCTCTTTAAGCTTCTGAACTGCTTTATTCATTTCATCCATACAGTCGATGAATTCGTCCAGTTTAAGCTGCATTTTTCCGGCGGCCTGAAGAATTTCAAGTTTTAAGGGCGCAAGTTTTTTGTTGAATGCATCATCTTCCTGGCGTTTTTTCTCCGCAATTTCGGCGGCTTTCAGCAATTCTTCAGCCTGTTTTCTGAGTATTTCTGGTGAAGGTGAAACTGCTTTGAGGTTATTCATTTCAGGTTCCTGTTGTTGCAGAATTAATTTGTTGCATTCTCTGCGTGAGCGTTTCATTGCAGATTCGCACTTCTTGCAATAAATGGCTCTCCCGTCACGCTTGCTGGCATCTGAATAAAAATCATTGACTGATTTTGTCTGCCCGCATCTGGTACATAATTTTGATTGAAGGTCCTTAATGATTGTGACGTTTCCTTCCCGTTTGGGATATCCATATTTTTTGTGGCGGAAAAAGGTTACTCCGTTACCAGAACCTTCTTTTCTGACCTTAAATACAATGATGCTTTCCCGTTTATCGATAAAATCTATGAGCTGGTTTCTCTCCTTTCCTGACAGTTCGGCAAATGTCTTAACTTTTTTAGTAACTTCCGTAAGGCGAACTCCATCAGGCATTTTTTCAACGAAGTTTTTAATCTCTGCAAGCGGACGCCATAACTTTTGCGGCAAAACTGAAGGCGTGGTCATCAATCACCTCGCCGTCAGTTGTTTTGATTTCCGGTAGCCTGCCGCGTAAATGGCTACGTTTGGAAGACATACACCAGTTTCTGGTTGCTTATGTCCAAACTCATTCGCGTACACAATGGCTGCTCGCTCCAGATTGCGTCTGTATTCTTTCTGTTGCCAGATCACGTCCTGTGCCATGAACTTAATTGGCTTAGCGTCTTCTATGCGCTCAGGCGTTTCGTGAGTACCTTTAGCCTGAATCTGCGCTCTGCTTAGAGTAGGGCGGTGTAATACTTCTGAACTTATTGCTTCTTCGCGGGCCAGCACGCCGTTAGCTAATGCCTTTGCCTTTAAACGCTCACGACGATGAGAGCGTGAATTGCCTTTGAACTGAGTTCTGCGTGTCATATAGACCTCCTGATGAACTTTGGTGGTGTGGTAGGTGGGAGACCCATTTCGACCTGTTTCGGCCTACTTCAATTCGGCAATAGTCCCGCAGGCCCCGCCGCTTTACGTGCGACATATTCCCGTCCATGAACCCTTCACCACACCCCAAAGTTCACTTTGGTTATTGCGCTTTGTCAGCGCCGTAGATTCATATTTGAATCGTTGTATATTCACCGCCCTGGTGAGTAGTGCGTCCTGCTGATGTGTTTAGTATCACCGCCAGTGGTATTTATGTCAACACCGCCAGAGATAATTTATCACCGCAGATGGTTATCTGTATGTTTTTTATATGGATTTATTTTTTGCAGGGTTGAGTGGCTTGGGAGGTGATCGAGAGATCTGAATTGCGATGTTTAGTGAGTTGTATCTATTTATTTTTCAATAAATACATTTGGTTATGTGTCTTTAGGTGGGGGGGGTGAGGCAAAGAAAACCCGGCGCTGAGGCCGGGTTTTTCTAGGCTACCAGAGACTCAATCCAAGAGTCTCTGGTATGGAATGGCAACACTCGTGCGGTATCATTAAATAGTAGTGATAGTTGCTGTAGCTCAGGTGTTAACCCATCGCTGTCAACTATTACAAATCTATTGTTTATGTCAGGAACGACCTGACTTAAGTCAACAATCTTCCCAACTGTTGAGTGGGCAGTATTCCATCCCTTACTGCTGGCAAGGCTTACCGTAAACCCGCGTTTTGGTGGTATTAGTCGAGACTCATTCCTTAGCGTTAACGGAACAGTAATGTTATGCCCACTAATACCTTTCACTTTTTCCTTTAAGGCTAGTCGCTTCCCAAGCCCTGCTGATTTTAAGTAACTGATTACACATTTTTCGAACTTATCGTCTTTGACCTCAGCATACCAATCAGCAGTTTGGGCGGATGCAAGAATCCCACCACGAATAACATTTGCAGTTACCTGTCCAACGGACGACTCATCTGCCCACGCAGATATCTCTCCAGAGTCATTTAATGAAATTCCTTGCGAAGCGAGTGATGACCTGATCAGATCAATTTTCTTTTTAGTCAGGTGGATGCCGCGTGATTCAATATTCATCAATGTATCGCAGTAGTCTGTAACCCTATACTGACCACTCATCTCTTGAACGAATACACTTATCTGCTCACAATCATCGTAGTATGTGAATGGACTAATAACGCGCAGCAACGTGTCGCTCATTGGGTGGCATTCAAACCCGAGCTTAGATATGACTGTTGAACACGTTACATTTCCCATGATAACTGACCTGATTTATCTTGATTAGGTAAAGGTGGGCTGCCTTCATATATGATATTAAGCGCCTCGCAAAAATAATTCCAGTAGCCAAAAAAATCATCTGGCTTGATGTTCGTTTCAAGCTTAAGTGCAATTTCTTCCCCAGCTGATTCGAAGTACATGTGATAGTGAGGACCTCGAGCCACCTCAACAAAATCTGGATGGTTCACTATAGATTTATTACGGTGTGGCTTGTTATCCGCAGGGGACGGATCAAGCGCGTAAATGCGCCTGTCATGAAGAAACATCACAAATGAAATCTTCACTATATCCACCCCTTCAACGATAGGAGGACGCCAGTGAAGCATAAATCTTATGCCTGTGATTGGGTTGCCAATTTCATCAAAAGCTTTGAGATCCAATTTAAACCAGATTGGGGTTCGTCCCTCACTTCCGGTCCATGTAACTCCGCTAAAAGTTACTTTTTTCAAGCGAGTAATAGCTTGGTCAACCTCTTTCTGGGTAGGCTTAAAGTCGCCTTTTTTAGCCACTGATTCGTATCACCATGAAAGTTATTGTTAATACCTGTGCTTCTTGTCACCCAAACGTCTCTTCAGGCCACTGACTAGCGATAACTTTCCCCACAACGGAACAACTCTCATTGCATGGGATCATTGGATATTGCGGGTTTAGTGGCTGTAGAAACACCTGACCGCTATCCCTGATCAGTTTCTTGAAGGTAAACTCATCACCACCAAGTCTGGCTATGCAGAAATCACCTGGCTCAACAGCCTGCTCAGGGTCAACCAGAATTAACATCCCGTCAGGAAAACTAGGTTTGGATCCTGTTGGCGCGGTCATGGAATTACCTTCAACCTCAAGCCAGAATGCAGAATCACTGGCTTTTTTGGTTGTGCTTACCCATCTCTCCGCATCACCTTTGGTAAAGGTTCTAAGCTCAGGCGAGAACATCCCGGCCTGAACATGAGAAAAAACAGGGTACTCATACTCACTTCTAAGTGACGGCTGCATACTAACCGCTTCATACATCTCGTAGATTTCTCTGGCGATTGAAGGGCTAAATTCTTCAACGCTAACGTTGAGAATTTTTGCAAGCAATGCGGCGTTATAAGCATTTAATGCATTGATGCCATTAAATAAAGCACCAACGCCTGACTGTCCCATCCCCATCTTGTCTGCGACAGATTCTTGGGATAAGCCAAGCTCATTTTTCTTTTTTTCATAAATAGCTTTAAGGCGACGTGCGTCCTCAAGCTGCTCTTGTGTTAACGGTTTCTTTTTTGCGCTCATGCATTAAATCTATCACCGCAAGGGATAAATATCTAACACCGTGCGTGTTGACTATTATACCTCTAGCGGTGATAATGATTGCCTGTACTAAGGAGGTTGTATGGAACAACGCATAACCCTGAAAGATTATGCAATACGCTTTGGGCAAACCAAGACGGCTAAAGATCTCGGCGTATATCAAAGCGCGATTAACAAGGCCATTCATGCAGGCCGAAAGATTTTTTTAACTATAAACGCTGATGGAAGCGTTTATGCGGAAGAAATAAAGCCCTTCCCAAGTAACAAAAAAACAACTGCATAAGTAACACCGCTATTTTCACAATGGACATTCGTCCTACGTCGCTGACAAAGCGAGCCCCAAGATATCTGACCAACTAAGGCCATATGCGTTTCCACGCATACCTTTCAACTAGCTATTCACTATTGGAAATCTTAAGAAATGGAACAAACAAGTTACAGCAAACTGTCACAGCGCGATATCGATCGCGCTGAAACGGATTTACTTATCAACCTGTCAGCTCTGACGCAAAGGGGACTGGCGAAGATGATTGGCTGTCATGAATCGAAGGTCAGTCGTACCGACTGGCGATACATCGCGGCGATTTTATGCGCGTTTCAGATGGCATCTGATATCAGTCCGATCAGCCGGGCTTTCCAGCATGCCATTAACGTTCATGCAAATAAAAAACGTCCGGTTGGGGCCGGACGTTCTGAGCAAATCCTGATGAATATCTGATATTCAGGCAGGGCATGGAGCAATACACGGGAATAATTCTGCCACATCTGGAAGAATTTCGCCAGCAACAACACCAACCGCAGCAGCCTGAAGCCGATTGGGTTAACCCGGAGATACCGGGACCGTCTGTGAAGATGTGCAGTCACACCAATGTGCAGTCACACCAACCGCAGCAGCCTGAAGCCGATTGGGTTAACCCGGGAGATACCGGGACCGTCTGCGGTATGGAGTAAATCTTGTATGCGAGGGGACTATGCGTAATTACGCAACAATTTCACCTCAGTTCTGGTTAGGCGAAACAGGGAGAAAACTAAGGAAGTCTGGTCCGGAATGTATGGTAGTGGCGTTGTATATGATGACCTCGCCTCATTCCAATATGCTGGGCCTTTATTACCTGCCTGTTTTGTACATTGCTCACGAAACCGGACTTGATCCTGAAGGGGCTTCTAAGGGGCTTCAAATGGCTTGCGAGGCTGGTTTTTGCAGCTATGACCATGATTCTGAGGTTGTATGGGTGCATGAAATGGCAGCATGGCAGGTTGGTGAATCGCTGAAACCTGGCGATAACCGTTGTGCTGGGGTAAGAAATGAATATTCCGTGTTGCTGGAAAATCCTTTTTTATCATCCTTTTATGATAGATATAAGGATGATTTCCACCTGGATGTCAGACGTGAATCATGTCGGAAAATTGAAGCCCCTTCAGAGCCTCTTTCAAGCCAAGAACAGGAACAGGAACAGGAACAAGAACAGGAAAGGGATAAAACCCTTCTGGTCCATGGCGAAAAAATCGCCACGGACCCGCAGGGGGATTTTTGTCCTGTTCTGACTGAACGTCCAGGACCAGCTGGCACGACACCGGAAGCAGATTCCGGGCGTTGTGTGCAGCAGGTGCTGATCGTCGAACCGGAGCAACAACGCCAACCGCAGCAGCCTGAAGCCGATTCCGCGATGAGCGGGAAGCCGATTGGGTTAACCCGGGCGATGCCGGGACCGTCTGCGGGACGAGTTGATTATCCTGACGTGTTCGAACGGGTCTGGCGTGAATATCCGCATCGGGCAGGGTCAAACCCGAAGAAATCCGCGTTCAATGCCTGGAGGGCCAGATTACGCGAAGGGGTGTCACCGGATGTCGTGCTGGATGGCGTGAGGCGTTACGCAAGATACCTGGAGGCTACCGGGAAAGCGGGAACTGAATTTGTTCAGCAGGCATCGACGTTTTTTGGCCCGAACAGGAATTTCGAAAATCCGTGGTCGCTGCCGAAGGCTGGCGCAGTCAGCCTGCGTTGCGTGAATCACATTTCTGAACCGGACACCGAAATTCCGCCGGGTTTCAGGGGGTAATCAGCCATGAAAAACATTTCGACAGGAGGGATTCTTGAACGGGTGCGCCGTCTGGCACCACCGCACGTGGCAGCACCGTTCCGGACGACCGACGAATGGCGGGAATGGCAACTGGCTGAGGGCCGTAAGCGCAGCGAGGAAATTAACCGCCTGAATCATCAGGCGCGGGTTGAAAAAATCCTGAACCGTTCGGGCATCCAGCCGCTTCACAGGAAGTGCTCATTCGGGAACTACCGGGTGCAGAACGACGGTCAGCGCCATGCTCTGAGTCAGGCAAAATCCATCGCGGCAGAGCTGCATACCGGCTGCACGAATTTCGTGTTCAGCGGTAAACCTGGCACCGGGAAAAATCACCTTGCAGCAGCGATTGGCAACTGGCTAATGGCGAAGGGGAGAAGCGTGATTATCGTCACCGTGTCCGATGTCATGAGTGTGTTGCATGACGGCTACGACAACGGCAAGTCCGGGGAAAAATTTTTACAGGAGCTTTGTGGAGTTGACCTTCTGGTCCTTGATGAAATTGGCATGCAGCGGGATACGCGCAACGAGCAGGTCATACTGAACCAGATCGTCGACCGCAGAACGGCATCACTGCGCAGTGTCGGGATGCTGACTAACCTGAATCACGGTGCGATGAGCAGGCTTCTGGGGGAGCGAGTGATGGACCGTATGACCATGAATGGTGGTCGTTGGGTGAATTTTAACTGGGAGAGCTGGCGGTCAAACGTTGGACGTCAGGGTATGTGAGAATTTTTGACGAGGTAAATTTTCGATGGAAACCGTATTGCATGCACTGAAAGCGATGGGAAAAGCCAATTCTGTTGAACTGGCGGCGCGGCTTGATATCAGCCGTGAAGAAGTTCTCAACGAACTGTGGGAACTCAAAAAAAATGGCGTTGTTGATAAAACGGGTCACACCTGGTTTCTGGCTGTCGAAGGTGAATCCCGGGTAACCGAAGAGCGGCCAGTAAAATCTGAAACACAGGATATGCTGACCGAAGAGGTCGCTCCAAAAGTTAGCGCTGACATGATGATTGAGTTTATCTCTCAGGAGGGGGCTAAAACCTGTGAAGAAATAGCGGGTAAGTTCGGAGTTACCACTCGCAAGGTTGCTTCCACGCTGGCGGTGGTAACCGCAACGGGGCGGCTGGCACGCGTTAATCAGAACGGTAAATTTCGTTACTGCATGCCGGGGGGTAATTTACCAGCAGATCCGAAAACCGCGCCGGTAACGGAAAATGATGGTAAGGCCTTTCCTCAGCCAGCAGGTGCTGCGTTACCAGTCCGGGAAGCCGCAACACAGGAAGAAATTAAAACAGAAACTGTGGCGGACATTGTGCAGTCGTTGCCATCGTTTACCGAAACGCAAGCAGATGAGCTGATTTTTCCGTCCCTGCGCAGGGCAAACCTGGCGCTGCGCAGGGCGAAAAGTGATGTTCAGAAGTGGGAGCGAGTCTGCGCCGCGCTGCGGGAGCTGAATAAACACCGGGATATTTTCAGTTCGATTGCTGATATTCCGGTTCATTCACCGACAACAAAGTGATCTCCGGAGGTGCTTATGACAAGAGCATTTACACCAGAAGAGCGGGAAAAAATTAAGGGGCTGATCGTGGAATTCGTACGCCTTAACGGACGAGGCACGATTCGGCAGTTATCGGATGAAATTGGTGTCAGTCATGCGTCTGTCGGTCGTTTATGCATGGAGCTGGCCGCCAGTGGTGATGTTTACAATTCCGGTTACGGAGTATTCCCGTCTGAACAGGCTCGTAAGGACTGGCAAAATGCCCGCAAAAAACTCTCAAGGGCAAAGTCGAAGAAACCGGTTGTCGTTGATCCAGACCTTATCCGGGCATTACCAGATGGGGAAATACGGCGCTACGACAGACGCTACAACACAATTTGTCGCGAGTGCCGTAACAGCGAAACGATGCAGCGTGTGCTGGCATTCTGGCGAGGGAGTGCAGAGGGATTGATGTTCTCCCCGTCGTGAATGACGGGGGCTTACGTGTTCAGAAAAGTGATTCATATAGAGGCTGAATCTGAGCTTTTTTGTTCACGTCTGGCTTCCACCATTGCAGGCAGAGTGAAGGCGTAGACTAAAAACATTTCGGTAAAACTCAGGATCTGGCTTGCCTCAATTGGTGTGAAAACTTCATCTGTATGAACTGCTTTATTGGCATCAATTCGTACAATATGAGCCCATTCCTTCATCTGTTCAGTGATCAGGCCTTTTTTGTAAATCATCTGAATACGTTGCGACAGCGATTCTTTTCCTGCTTCATCGCCGAGCAGTTTTTTCGTGGAGATATCGAGGACTCTGCGACAAAGAATAACCACTGTGTCGTACCGCCTCCTCTGTAAATCCTCTTTTGCCTCAACAAAAGTACGGTCTGCAACCGGGGGCGTATATTCTGGTGCGGTAATTTTTTTGACCACAGGATAGATCTTGCGGAAACGGTACTGGCTATTTCCTGAAATCAGAATATCGAGGTCTTTTTTCTGGCTTTCCGCCATGGGACCGTGATAGTGGTCTGATGGGATTTCAACAATAGCAACACCTCCTCGATGACAACTTCTGCATACAAAAGCGACGTTAAAAAAAGGTGTTTTTTCAATTTGTTTTTCGGCAAATGCCTCAATAACAGCTCGCTCTTTTAAACAGTGCGGGCATGTGATATCAAAGGAGACTAAACCCATGGATATTCCTCGCGAAATTAAAGAAATTAACGAAATCATTGAGGTTACTGATCGCCCCGAGTTTACCCTCATGCGTCGTTATGAAACAGGAACCGACGAACAAAAATACATCATGGTTGCAGCATTGGCTGTGATGGCGATAGAAAGGGAGCGAAGGGAAAAGGACGTAATGGTTATTCCTGAGAGAAATGATTCACCGGATTTGAGATGGCAGGAGCCGGAGTGGGATGTGGTAATCCGGTGATTGATATTTCTCTGGGGTAAAGCGCCGCCAGAATGACGGCGCGGTAGTGGAGAGTTAAACGAAGCGGATCTGGAGTTTTTTTCCAGTAGCGCGGGCGAATTTTTTTAGTGTGGCAAATGATGGGCCGCTGATACCTGATGCGAGATTACTTTCCATTCTGGTGATCGCGGTCGCTTTTGTTCCCATACGTTCGGCAACTTCAGCCTGGGTTAAGCCAGCTTCTTTTCGTGCTGCCAGCATTTCATCAAGTAGTGCGAATTCATCGGCGATGGCGTCGTATTCTGCTTTTACTGCGGGGTTAGACAACATTTTTTCTACCATTTCATCGTGTGTCATGGTAGGTGGGGTACGTTTACCAGTCATGCTTAACCTCCTTCATTCTGGTTTCAGCTTTTCTAAGCTCGGCAGGTGGAGTTTTTTGCGTTTTCTTTACAAAGCTATGCAACATAATGATTCGCTTTCCTTTTAGCGTGCAGTAAAAAACACGCCCTATGCCTTCCGAGCCCTTAAGGCGGATTTCAAACAAACCGTCGCCAAATGCCTCTGTATGCGGGGAACCAAGATTAGCTCCGTAAATACGCATTTTCTCCGTGTACCGAATGTACCGGGCTTGTAAGGTCTCAGGAAGAGAAAGGATCTCAGCTTCAACCTCGTCACTGTAGTATTCGATAATGTAGTTCATGAGAGTAAACATAACAAATTTGTTATATACATTCAAGGTATGTTGACGACAACACATATCCGGGATTATATTCTTCGCACGCCAGCAAAATCTGGCGTCGGGATTTGCACCCCGGATATTCAACCGCGACAGACACACGCCGCGAGCGTGTTTTTTGTTGTCGTAAGCACACGCACATCTGAATTATGGTGGGGCGTATGGGGGAGCCGAAAGGCTCGCCGGTTGGTTGATCCGGTAGTGCAAACCCTGTACGTCTCACCACCCAAAGATTTGCACCTGACGGTGGTGATAGTTAAATTCATCAACCAGAGGGCGTTGTCATGGCGACTCAAATTTCCGTTGAAACTCTTTCCCCAATTGCCTACAACCAGATCCCCGTAATTACTACAGAATTATTGGCGCAATTGTATGGCACTGAAACAGTCAATATAAAAATGAATTTTTCCCGTAACTCTGCGCGATTTGTACAGGGAAAACATTTCTTTAAGTTGGAAGGGAATGAACTACGTGAGTTTAAGCACAGACTATCTTTAAGCGAGTCTGTTAGCCGCGAGGTAACAGAAAGTTACTCTGTGAAAATCGCCCGCAATGTTCGCTCCCTCATCCTCTGGACAGAACGCGGCGCAGCCCGTCACGCAAAAATGCTCGAAACCGATCAGGCGTGGGAAGTGTTCGAAAAACTGGAAGACTGCTATTTCAGCCAGGGAAAAACAGCACCAACCGAACAGCAGCCGCAGATTCAGCCACAATTCACAGCCGAGGAAATCATCCTCCTTTGTTACATGCAACTCTGGATGGAAAAAGCCCAGGACCTTAGCAAGCAGCTGTACCCCATAATGAAAGAGCTGAACTCCTCATACACGAACAAGCTGTATGACATTGCGTTTGAGACTATCTACATGGTGACGAAGAACAGAGACGCGCTACTAAGGGAGGTAACACGTCTCGACATGTCAAGTTCCGTTATCCAGCGGGCCATGCCAATGCTGAAAAGCCTGCGGGCAAGACAATTTGAATTCTGAAACTAAAGGAGCTTCGGCTCCTTTTTTGTTGGGAAAATCCAGTGAGAGGGAATAATGAACCAGACTATCTTCCTCCGAAGTAAGCAGCAGCAACAATTCGCCATTAACGCCATCCTTGCAACAACTCTCGATAAAGACAAACCCGTTACGATCCGTATCACCGATTACAAGCGTAATCTCGCTCAAAATGCAAAATTTCACGCGATGGTCGCTGATATATCCCGCCAGGTTAAGTGGTGCGGCAGGTGGCTAAAACCAGAACAGTGGAAAGTTTTGTTAATCAGCGGTCATGCCGTGGCGACAAAACAGGAAGCTGATGTTTTGCCAGGTCTTGAAGGTGAATACGTCAATATCCGCGAAAGCAGTGCGCAAATGAGCGTGAAGCGTATGGCAAGCCTGATTGAGTACACAACATCCTGGGCCGTGGATCAGGGTGTCAGATTTACCGACAGGAGGTACGAATGAGACGACAGCGACGAAGCATCACCGATATCGTCTGTGAAAACTGCAATTACCTTCCAACCAAACGCTCCCGAAATAAACCCAGGCCAGTCCCCAAAGAATCTGATGTTAAAACCTTCAACTATACGGCTCACCTGTGGGATATCCGGTGGCTAAGGCGTCGAGCAAGATTTAATTGTCACTCCGGATAGCCTACTGCATGAGGAATAAGATGATGACAAACCTACGCAAAGAAGCGCGCGGCAGAGAATGCCAGGTACGGATTTATGGCGTATGCAATGGCAACCCTGAAACTACAGTTCTGGCGCATTACCGAATGGCTGGAATTTGCGGAACGGGAACAAAGCCAGATGATCTGTTGGCTGCATGGGCCTGTAGTGACTGCCATAATGAAATCGATCGCCGTACTCGCATTCTCGACAACAACGACGCCAGACTTTACCACCTGGAAGGCGTGATCAGGACGCTGGCGATATTGCTGAAGGAGGGGAAGATTAAGTCATGAATGAATATGAGTTTGTGCTTCCCTGGCCGCCGACGGTGAATACCTACTGGCGAAGACGGGGAAGCCAGTACTACATCAGCGATAAAGGCCAGAAATACCGAAAAGACGTACAGCAAATCATCCGGCAACTCAGATTAGACATTTTCACTAAATCACGACTTCGCATCACAATTATTGCTGAACCACCAGATTCCCGCCGTCGCGACCTCGATAACATCCTGAAAGGTTTACTCGACTCTCTTATCCACGCCGGATTTGCGGAAGACGACGTGCAATTCGATGACATTCGCGTAATTCGCGGCGTGAAAGTGCCTGGCGGTAGAGTGGGGATAAAAATCACCGAACTGGAGAACATATGAACGCCACAATTCAAACAATACCGGAATTGCTTATCCAGGCACGAGGCAATATGACTGAAGTTTCACGAAAACTGAACTGTAATCGTGCTACGGTCAGAAAATATGTCGGTGATAAAGAAGGCAAACGGCACGCCGTCGTCAACGGTGTCCTTATGGTTCACCGTGGATGGGATAAGGGGAAAGACTCTGATGCGTGATATTCAGCAGGTGCTTGAACGCTGGGGTGCATGGGTGGCAAATAATCATGAGGATGTGAGCTGGTCGCCCATTGCTGCCGGATTTAAGGGGCTGATCCCCGAAAAAGTAAAATCACGTCCACAGTGCTGTGATGATGACGCGATGATTATATGCGGGTGTATGGCCCGCCTTAACAGAAACAACAGTGATTTGCATGAGTTGCTGGTTGATTGCTACGTGCGGGGGATGACGTTTATGTCACTGGCGCGAAAACATGAATGCTCTGATGGGACTATCGGAAAGCGGCTGCAAAAAGCTGAAGGTGTTATTGAAGGAATGCTGATGATGCTGGATGTTCGGCTGGAGATGGACAGATATGTGCAGCGCCTGTGATAGCAGGCGCTTGTCGTTCACTATGTGAAGTATGTCAATTTGTGAACGTTATGCTATTTACTTTACAGGACAAGGACGTAAGAGTTATCTACCGTTTAACCGCAGAGATACAACAACAATGAACAGGGGGCAAAATGGACATTGAAGATTTTCTGGAGCCGGAAGACAATGATCTGTCTCTGTGGAGTGATGATATTTTAAGCATTGACTGGTTCGTTATCCTCAAAGAGCTTTTGAAATACCAGAACAGGTTAAAGTTAAACTATTCAGAATTACTTCTGCTGGCTAATTTTGTTTCATTTCACCAGGACGTAGATTCGCAAACATTACCATCAATATCTCTTTTTGCCACCAGAATGCGTACATCCCGGGACGCCATACAAGGAGTCCTGGTGTGTCTGGAGGAGAAAGATATGTTACAGAAGATAAGTTACGCGCAAATCGATCATGACGATGATTTGCGAAACATCTATGATATCAAGCCATTAATCCGCCGGTTAATTTGGTTATTGAAAAGTGGTTGTGATAAAAAGCATACTTGCCCCCTCTGCGGGAAAGTCGCTATATCTAATGAGGAAATTGAGAAAAAATTCGGATTCAGAATTTGTGGGAATAAGAAAAGGCCGCAAAGCTGGTGTCGTTCATGCAGAAGCCCCAAACAACGCCGACTGAATACATTGTTATGTGGTAAAAAAAGAGCTCGAAAATCCTCGCCCGAGGTGGTGTAAAGCGTCGTAGAACCCCGGTCCTCTTGTTTGATTCCATACCTGAATAAAGTGGGATGCCAAAAAAGTATTTTACGTACGTAAAAATCTGCATATCATGATAAGAGTGGTTACATTGCCACGCAGCCGAACTCGCCGATGCGCGGGTTTTTTTGTACCCAGAATCCTGTGAGCTATACGGAAAGTACACAGAAAGGAAGGTGCGACCGCAATTAATAACAAAATCTTAAAAATATCATATGGCACTATTAGTTTTCTAAATATTGTATATTTTAAGTATTGCAGGATAACCCTGTAACGAAGTTTGCGTAACAGCATTTTGCTCTACGAGTTTGCCAGCCTCCCCTGGTGGCTGGCTTTTTTTGTATCCGTTCAACAGGAATGTTACATACCTCACAATTAAGTCAGTTGAATGTTGTCTGCCCGGATGAGAATTTGTTAGAAAAAACTGCATGGTGAATCCCCCTAAGCGGCGGGGCATCTGGCAAAGTGTATGATCCAGCGAACATGCAAATTCAGTAGCCAGGCTGAATTTACCGGGAGGCACCTGGCACCATGCGACAGACAGAAATTAGGCTATACTTCAGCCCCTCTCCGGAGGGGCTTTTCTGTGCAGGATGTGTCACAGTTTCCTGAATTCTGAGTACTGTCCTGTTACTCAGGGTGCTATATTTTCTGACGTGATGAAAGTCTGCCGGAAGGCGGAACGTATCGGAAATGACCCAGTAGAGAAAACGTTGACTCAGATACCGATGCTGAGTTACCGGGAAACCGGCATCACATGACCGCTATCCTTCCAGGCTCGCTCCGGCGGGCCTTTTTACTGCAGAAAACAGTTTTCCCGTAAAATGCCACGTTACTCACAATTCAGGCTGGCGATTATTGTCTGGCCAGCGGGAAGTTTGTTAAAAAAATATGGCATGGTGAATCCCCTGTGCGGAGGGGCATATCAGCGACAGGTGTTTGGTCACACCCCTTATCCTTTCTGGTGCGGGTTCAGGTGCTGATACTGAACTCACCGGGAGGCACCCGGCACCATGCATGAACGGTACATAGCGCTACTCTCCAGCCCCTCTCCGGAGGGGCTTTCTTGTTGGATAAAAAAAAGCCCGCGCCGGGAAGCGCGGGGGGCAAGGAATAAACAACAAAACGTGAAGTGATCAATTTTCAGCTGGCGAATAATACCCGACAGTAATCACTCTGCGCAACTGTATGGTCTTTTTCGTATTGCGGGCTGTAGTCATCCTCCTGTTTCTGAACCCTTGTCCATGACTGACGTCAGCCCGCACCTTATCTTGATTGCATACACTATCCCTGCCGGGAGGAATAATGGCATTTAAACACTATGACGTGGTCAGGGCATCATCGCCGTCAGACCTCGCAGGAAAACTGACGCAAAAACTGAAGGAAGGCTGGCAACCCTATGGTAGTCCGATTATCTCAAACGCGGGTTATGGTGCTGAATTTATCCAGGCTATAGTCGCTGAAGGGGATATGACCTCTCCGGTAGTTTCACCGGGGGGAGATGGTACCCGGACTGTTGTTGTTGAACCAGAATATTACTTTGTCATTGCGCTGGCCGGACAGTCAAACGGCATGGCGTATGGTGAAGGCCTGCCGCTGCCGGAGACATATGACCGTCCGGACCCGCGTATTAAACAGCTGGCGCGTCGCAGTACGGTGACACCGGGTGGTGCGGCCTGTGCATATAACGACATCATTCCGGCGGACCACTGCCTGCATGATGTGCAGGATTTGAGCCGTTTTTCTCATCCGAAAGCCAGCGCAGAGCAGTATGGGTGTGTCGGACAGGGATTGCATATTGCCAAAAAGCTGTTGCCCTTTATGCCGGAAAATGCGGGTATTTTGTTAGTGCCGTGCTGTCGTGGTGGCTCTGCGTTTACAGCCGGTGCTGACGGAACGTTCAGTGAAAGTTCAGGAGCGTCGGATAAATCTGAACGATGGGGCGTTGATAAGCCGTTGTATAAAGACCTGCTGACACGCACTCAGGCCGCGCTGAAGGCAAACCCCAAAAACATACTGCTTTGTGTTGTCTGGATGCAGGGCGAGTTTGATTAAAAACAGGGAGCGTACGCCAGTCAGCCCGCCATGTTTGATGCCATGGTGGAAAAATACCGTTCTGACCTGGCGGGAGTATCCGGTCAGTGCGCTGGTGCTTCTCCTTCTCTGGTGCCCTGGATTTGTGGTGACACGACGTACTACTGGAAGGAGACGTATTCAGCGCAATACGATGCCGTCTATGGCGCATACAAAACCAAAGCCGGTAAAAATATCTTCTTTGTGCCGTTTATGATGGATGACAATGGTCAGAAAGTCGGGACCAATGAACCGTCAGAAGACCCGGATATTCCGGCTATCGGGTATTATGGTTCCGGTGGACGAACGGATGCGAAGAGCTGGACAACATCCGATCGTAAAACCCACTTTGGTTCATGGGCGCGTCGCGGAATTATTTCCGACCGTCTGGCAACAGCCATTCTTCTGCATGTGGGCAGAGTGGCAGATTTTGTTTCCGGGAAAGTGACAAAAGCCGCGGTTTCTTCAGGCGGAGGCGTATCGCAACCAGCACAGGAGAGTGGCGATACTCAGCCTGAAGCCGTTGTCCCGACAAAGATACAGTCAGTGCTGGCTTATGATGTGAATGCGGAAAATGCCGCTCTGGCTTCGCAGGGCTGGACGCTGACAGATGTCAAAAACACGCTGGTCAGTGACAGTGGTTCAGGTAAAAAAGCCCTTCGTCTTGAAAAACCAGAAAATGGTCTTGCACAGAAAAAGACCTGGAAAGTATCGCACGCAATTGATGCCGGTAAGGGGAAGGAGCTGTTCGATAACGGCGGTGAAATCACGCTGCGCTTTAAAATCCCCGATGATGTATCTCTCAATGCTTCTGCAAATCAATATTCTGCGGGTATTTACTGGCGCGGTAGTGGATGGCCGGGAGCGGAATCAGAGGAGGGTTATATTGCGGCCTTCTATCTGCAGACTGATAAAACAAACATCAATGTGATGTATCATGCAAACACCACATCACAGCGGCTTGGTAGTTATGGTCCGTTCGATCACGACTGGCACACGCTGACTTTCCGCTTCCCGGGTGGTGGCTCGCTGAACGTCACGCCGGTGCTTGATAATGCAGCAGGAAAACCGTTTACGCTGACCAGATGGACGAATGCAGCCTTTGAGGCCAACGCGCTGGCAATTACGGATATTACCGGAAATGCGGCAACTTACCCTGTGCTGATTGAAAGTCTTACTGTTGGTGTGAATGCCGTAGCAGCATAACAGACGAAAAAAACCGCCAGCAACAGGAATGGAGACTGGCGGAGGTAATCCCAATGGAGAATCTAACGAAAGGATGCTTTCGACATCAATCATTTCTAAATGAAAACAGTTCTCATTGTCAACAGTAACGGTAATAAACCATGACATTCATCAACCAGTTAATGCTGTACTTCTGTACGGTGGTCTGTGTGTTGTATCTTCTTTCAGGTGGATACAGGGCAGTACGCGACTTCTGGCGCAGACAGATTGACAAAAGGGCCGCTGAGAAAATCAGCGCCACTCAGTCAGCCGGAGCAAAAACAGAAGCCCCACTCATTCCGGAACAACCTTCTTAATAACCCCTTTCAACGAGAAAATCTCATGACAGATATAAAACAACTGGTCACTGCTGAGGCAGTGAAGGAAGTCATTCGCTCTGAAGAAGTCAGAAGCGTCCTGAAACAAAAACTCCGCCAGAATCTGGAAGAGCGTCTTGATGCAGAAGTGGATTCAATTCTGGATGAATTGCTTGGTGCACAGCCGGAACCATCCCCGGAACTGCTTCCGGAACCACAGGCGGAAGATGTCACCACGGAAAATGGTGATATTCAGCCGGAGTCACCGGTGACGGATATGACAGACACACAACCCGAACCGGGCACAATGCTGTAACGGCGGGGCAGGGCCATCAGTAAAACACTGATGGCCTTTTTTATTTCCGGTAGCACAGGTCTGTCGGGGCGGGGATATGTATCAGATGGAAAAAATATCAACGGGCATAGCCTATGGTACTTCTGCGGGCAGTGCGGGTTACTGGTTTCTACAGTGGTTGGATCAGGTTACTCCGTCACAGTGGGCTGCTATCGGGGTTTTGGGGAGCCTGTGTCTGGGGTTCCTGACATACCTGACGAATCTGTATTTCAAGATTAAAGAAGACCGGCGCAAAGCTGCGCGGGGAGAGTAAGCTGATGAGCAGGAAACTCCACTATGGTTTATCGGTAGCCGTTCTGGCGCTGATTGCCACAGGTGCTTCTGCGCCTGAAATCCTCGACCAGTTTCTTGACGAAAAAGAAGGTAACCACACCACGGCATACCGTGATGGTGCGGGGATCTGGACCATCTGCCGTGGTGCCATCATGGTGGATGGCAAACCTGTCGTCCCGGGCATGAAGTTGTCGAAGGAAAAATGCGCTCAGGTTAATGCCATTGAACGTGATAAGGCGCTGGCATGGGTGGAGAAAAACATCAAATTGCCACTGACTGAACCGCAGAAAGCGGGCATCGCGTCATTCTGTCCGTACAACATCGGGCCTTCGAAATGCTTCACCTCAACGTTTTACCGGAAACTGAACGCCGGAGACCGGAAAGGTGCATGTGCTGAAATCCGCCGATGGATATATGACGGCGGCAGGGACTGTCGGAATCGCTCAAATAACTGTTACGGGCAGGTATCGCGGCGTGACCAGGAGAGCGCGCTGGCGTGCTGGGGAATTGACAGATAAGCAGAATATTTTGCTGAAAAATGCGGTTTGCTCACACGGACGGATAACACGAAATCCTGCGAACTGACAAAAACTAAGTGAATAAAAGTAAAAACCCCGTTTGTTGGCTGCAAGCGGGGTTTTGTGTTTCTGACCTTGGATAAGGCAAGGGAGAACATGGAGAAGTATAAACGAATTCTGTTGAGGTTGACTATGAAAAACGGCCTTGAACTGAAAGCGCCTGTAACTGATGACATCAGCAGAGCACTGGCTTTTGCCATTAAGTGGGTGGCGGTCGGTGTTGCTGTGTCCCCGATGCTGTATGGGCTGGCAAAACTGGTCATTGCGTTGAAATCGTGAAGGGAGGATTAAGCATGTCAGACAAACTCATAACGCTGGCGAAGATCCTCTGTGTAATTGTCGGCATTTCATTTTCACTAATGCTGGTTGCCATTTTCTTTTCCACCGCCTGGCGAGTCCTGACGTTATCGGGACTGGTGGGGTGAAAGAGAGATGAGCCGTGTTCTGTGTGTGGTGATTATTGTCCTGGCGGGTGGCTGTGGTGCGCTGTGGCTGGCAACAGACCATTACCGCGATAACGCCATCACCTACAAAGCGCAGCGCGATAACAAAGCCAGTGAACTGAAGCTGGCGAACGCAACCATTACTGATATGCAGGTGCGCCAGCGCGATGTTGCTGCGCTCGATGCAAAATACTCGAGGGAATTAGCCGATGCGAGAGCTGAAAATGAAACTCTGCGTGCTGATGTTGCTGCTGGTCGTAAGCGCCTGCGGATCAACGCCACCTGCTCCGGTACCGTGCGTGAAGCCACCGGCACCTCCGGCATGGATAATGCAACCGGCCCCCGACTGGCAGACACCGCTGAACGGGATTATTTCACCCTCAGAGAGCGGTTGATGATGATGCAGAAGCAGCTGGAAGGGGCACAGGAATATATCCGCACTCAGTGCCTGAAATAAGTTTTGCTGATGCGCCGTATCGTCGCAGTATTCCCGCATTAACAGAGACCTCAGCCAGACACTGGACCTCCTGCGCGAGTGTGTGGGGATAATCAAAAACGATGCACACCGGGCTTTCCACGTTTTCAGGTAACGTGAGCGTTTTCCCGCATGGCCGCCTGTCCGGTGCGGTGGTGGAAGAAACCGGATAAAACAACCATATTGTGTAAATATCAATCAAACAAGACGCTGCTGTGTGAATTCTGAAAAATCACAGCGGTCATTATGCGTCAGTTTTTAACAGAGGACGTCAGAAAGTGACATGGCAAAGCTGGACTGGAAAAAACTGGAGCAGGCATTCCGACGCGAACATGCCGAAACGGGAATAACATTACTGGAGTGGTGCCGTAAGAAAAAGATTAATTACAACACCGCCAGAACCCGTATAAAAATGGGCAAAATCGATCATGAAATCGATCATAAAACCGATCATGAAATCGATCATGACATCTCAGATGAAGAACCCAGCAATGACGCGGGTTCCGACGATGAAAAATGCGCAAAAAATTCTGAAAAAAACTGCGCAAATTCGGCAGAAACGAAACGCAACAGCAGATCGGGTAATCCTCACCCCGTTGCCCGGTTTAGCGACCGTAACACCCACGCCGTGAGACACCGTGGATATGCGAAGTATCTTGAGGCAGATAACCTCATGGATGATGCGTCCGATATGGTGCTGTTCGATGAACTGGTGTTCACCCGTGCCCGCGCACTTTCAGTAACAGGAACACTGAAAAAAATGTTCGCCGACCTGAAAGAGGCGGCTGACGTGGAAACCCGTGTTGCCCTGTACGACAAAATACTCAAAGCAGAACAGGCCCTTGACCGGAATATTGCCCGTATCGAGTCAATTGAACGCTCATTGCTGACGCTGGACGTTCTGGCGGAAACAGCACCAAAACTTCGTGCTGACCGGGAAAGAATCAACGCTGCCAGAGATAAACTCAGAGCGGAAACCGATATTCTGACCAGCCAGCGTCGGGGCGTTGTTACGCCTGTCAGTGACATCGTGTCATCGCTGCATGAAATGAGTAATTCGGGGAGACTGGATGACATTCCGGAAGAATGAACCGCGATGTGATGAACCGTCAGAAATGACCGGAACCGAACAACGTCTGTTCATCATGACTAAACTGAGCAATCCCTGGTGGCGGCTCAATCATCTCTACAAAATACAGAACGAAAAAGGTGAGCTGGTCACCTTCAGAATGCGACCGGCGCAGCGCCAGTTGTTCCGGAGCATGCACAATAAAAATATTATCCTGAAAGCACGCCAGCTGGGGTTTTCCACGGCCATTGATATTTATCTTCTCGACCAGGCATTATTCATACCGCATCTCAAATGCGGGATTGTCGCTCAGGATAAACAGGCTGCCAGTGAAATTTTCCGCACCAAAATTGCTGTACCGTTTGATCATCTTCCTGACTGGCTGAGAGCCTCATTCACCATCGTTGAACGTCGTAGCGGAGCCAGCGGTGGCTATATCCTGTTTGGTCACGGCTCGAGTATCCAGGTGGCAACCTCATTCCGTTCAGGTACGGTGCAGCGCCTGCATATCTCAGAGCACGGCAAAATTTGCGCAAAATATCCGGCTAAGGCGAAAGAACTGCGAACCGGTACACTTAATGCCGTCTCTGATGAGTGCATTATTTTTGATGAATCCACTGCTGAAGGTGTGGGTGGCGATTTTTACGAGATGAGTAACCGGGCACAGGAAATCACTGCATCAGGGCTGGCGCTGACGCCACAGGATTATAAATTCCATTTTTACGCCTGGTGGCAGGATCTCAAATACAGCGCCAGAGTGCCGGAAAGCGGACTTAAGCTGTCACGGGAAAAAACAGCGTATTTTTCTGCGGTTGAAAAAGCAATGAACATCACGCTTACCGATGAGCAGAAACACTGGTACATCTGCAAGGAAACTGAACAGCGTGAGGAAATGAAGCAGGAATTTCCCTCAACGCCACAGGAGGCGTTTCTGACGTCAGGACGACGGGTGTTCAGTGCGGAAAGCACGCTGCAGGCAGAGTCATTCTGTTCGCCACCGCTGATTGTTTATGACATTGAACCGGTTACAGGAACGAAGACCAAAGCGCAGTCTCTGCGTGACGGGAATAAAGCCGAACAGCACCGGACGCTGATGAATTATCTGCTGGTCTGGGAGCTGCCGGATCCGGATGAAGAGTATGTATGCGGAGCGGATACCGCTGAGGGGCTGGAGCACGGAGACCGCTCATCGCTGGATATCATCAGATGCAGTAATGGTGAGCAGGTGGCTCACTGGTTTGGTCATCTCGATGCGGAGCTTTTCGCTCATCTCATTGCGCAGGTCTGCCGTATGTACAACAATGCGTTTGTGGGGCCGGAGCGTAACAATCACGGACATGCCGTTATCCTGAAACTCAGGGAACTCTATCCGACGCGTTATATCTACAACGAACAGCACCTTGACCAGGCATATGACGACGATACGCCCCGTCTTGGCTGGCTGACAACCCGCCAGAGTAAACCGGTCCTGACAGAGGGAATGAAAACGCTGCTGAATAACGGCCTGTCGGGGATCCGCTGGTCGGGCACATTATCAGAAATGAACACCTACGTTTATGACGCGAAAGGCTCCATGAATGCACAGGAAGGCTGTTTTGATGATCAGCTTATGAGCTACATGATTGCCCAGGAGATGCGCGCCAGAATGCCGGTGAGGGTAAAACAGAAAACGGATAAACGCAGAACCACACACTGGATGGCTCACTGATGAAAAATGAAACTAATACCATGGCGACGAAAAACGACAACGGAGCCACGCCGCGTTTTTCTCAGCGCCAGTTACAGGCGCTTTGTTCTGATATTGACAGTCAGCCTAAATGGCGCGATGCCGCAAACAAGGCCTGTGCGTATTACGATGGTGACCAGTTGCCACCGGAAGTTCTCCAGGTGTTGAAAGATCGCGGTCAGCCGATGACCATCCATAACCTCATCGCGCCTACCGTTGATGGTGTTCTGGGTATGGAGGCCAAAACGCGGACTGATCTGTTGGTGATATCAGATGATCCTGATGATGAAACAGAAAAACTGGCTGAAGCTATTAATGCTGAATTTGCCGATGCTTGCCGCCTTGGAAATATGAATAAAGCCCGTTCTGATGCCTATGCGGAACAAATCAAAGCGGGGCTCAGCTGGGTGGAGGTCAGACGGAACAGCGATCCGTTCGGGCCTGAGTTTAAGGTGTCTACTGTCAGCCGGAATGAAGTGTTCTGGGACTGGCTCAGCCGGGAGGCTGATTTAAGTGACTGCCGCTGGCTGATGCGCCGCCGCTGGATGGATACCGATGAGGCAAAAGCCACATTTCCGGGAATGGCTCAGGTTATCGATTATGCCATTGATGACTGGCGTGGTTTTGTCGATACCACGGTTACTGAAGGTCAGCCCAGTCCGTTGATGAGTGCATGGGAAGAGTATCAGTCATGGGATCGACAGCAGAACGAATGGCTTCAGCGTGAACGCCGTCGTGTGCTGCTTCAGGTGGTTTATTACCGTACATTCGAGCGTCTTCCGGTGATTGAACTCAGTAATGGACGGGTGGTGGCCTTTGATAAAAATAATCTGATGCATGCGGTGGCTGTGGCATCCGGGCGGGTGCAGGTGAGAGTCGGGCGGGTAAGTCGTATTCGTGAAGCCTGGTTTGTGGGACCGCACTTTATTGTGGATCGCCCCTGCAGTGCGCCGCAGGGGATGTTCCCGCTGGTTCCCTTCTGGGGATACCGGAAGGATAAAACCGGGGAGCCTTACGGGCTGATTTCCCGGGCCATTCCGGCACAGGATGAGGTGAATTTTCGTCGTATAAAACTGACGTGGTTGCTTCAGGCCAAACGCGTGATTATGGACGAGGATGCCACCCAGTTGTCAGACAACGAGCTGATGGAGCAGATCGAGCGTCCGGATGGCATTATTAAACTGAATCCGGCCCGAAAAAATCAGAAAAGCGTTGCTGATGTTTTCCGGGTTGAACAGGATTTTCAGGTTGCCAGCCAGCAGTTTCAGGTCATGCAGGAGTCGGAAAAACTTATCCAGGACACGATGGGGGTTTATTCCGCATTTCTCGGGCAGGATTCAAATGCATCGTCCGGTGTGGCGATCAGCAACCTGGTGGAGCAGGGAGCCACAACCCTTGCCGAAATCAACGATAACTACCAGTTTGCCTGCCAGCAGGTGGGAAGGCTGTTGCTCGCTTATCTTCTTGATGACCTGAAAAAGCGGCGCAATCATGCGGTGGTGATTAATCGCGATGATCGTCAGCGTCGCCAGACCATTGTCCTCAATGCTGAAGGTGATAATGGTGAACTGACCAATGATATTTCAAGGTTAAATACACATATTGCGCTGGCTCCTGTTCAGCAGACACCGGCGTTTAAGGCACAGCTTGCACAGAGAATGTCAGAGGTTATTCAGGGGCTGCCGCCTCAGGTGCAGGCTGTTGTGCTCGATCTGTGGGTTAATCTTCTGGATGTGCCGCAGAAACAGGAATTTGTCGAACGTATTCGTGCGGCGCTGGGGACGCCAAAATCACCGGATGAGATGACTCCGGAAGAGCAGGAAGCGGCAGCACAACAGCAGGCGCTGGAGCAACAGCAGGCAGAACTTCAGATGCGCGAAATGACAGGCCGGGTGGCTAAACTGGAAGCAGAAGCTGCCAGGGCACGCGCGGCTGCGCAACGGGATAATGCTGGCGCACAACGGGATGTCGCCGCGGCACAGGGACAGCGTTATGTGGATGCGCTTAACCAGGCACATACGGCAGAAATCATTACCGGCATACAGAATATGGAACAGGAGCAGGAAGTTCTTCAGCAACAGATGCTGCATACACTACAACAGCGGATGCATGAAATGCCGCTCTGAAAATCCTGAACTTAACGGAACCCCGTCATCGTACGGGGTTTTTTGTTTCCGGAGATAAGCGTTCCGGGAGCGGTGCGCTTATTCGCGGGGGCAGCGATAAGCCTTATTTACTCAACCATTCGGATCTGTCCGATAAACAGACCATGCGGAGTTATTTATGGATTTTGAATTTACGGGTGAAGAAACCCCGGAACAACTGGAAAAAATGCTGGAAGGGCTTGGGGATGTGGATATTGACGGTCACGAACAGGACGGCGTGACAGAGGCCGCCACAGAAAATCATGCGGATGAGGCAGCACAGACACAGACGGGCGATAACACTGCGGCACCGACGCCGGATGCCAGTGCTGAGCAGACGCAGGACGTGAAGGAGCCGGAGGCGAAGGGTGTGCTCACCCGCGATGGTAAACACGTCATTCCCTATGAAGTCCTTGAGGCTGAACGTTCCGGTAAGCAGCGGGCCGAACAGGAAGCCGCACTTCTTCGGGGACAGATAGCCGAAGAAAAACGCCTGGTTGAACTGCTGACGTCTCAGATCCACCAGGCCGGTATGAAACCCGCACCGTTACCGGAAAACGAAAAAATCTCTGATGAGAAGATTGCCCGTATCAGGGAGATGTATCCGGAAATTGGTGACGCGGTGGCTTCGCTCATCCGTAAAAATAACTATCTCCAGTCCCGTGTTCAGCAATCAGCACAGCAGGCAGAAGGTCATGGTGGTGAGGATTTATCACCGGTTCTTGATGCGATGAATGCCGTGCCGGTGCTGAAAACGTGGCAGAACTCCGATCCGGATCGCTTCTCGGTTGCCGTATCCATCGACGGGAAGCTCCAGAATGACCCCGCATGGAAAGACAAACCGCTCACTGAACGTTTCGCCGAAGTGGCCCGCCGTACGCAGCTTGCTTTCGGTGAAGCCAGTGAGCCGCCTTCTGATGACAAGGCAGACAACACGGATATCCGGAAAACGGCGGAAGAAAAAGTGAAAGCCGCTGAACGGGAGATGGCAGTGCCTGCTTCCCCGTCAGAGCTTGGCAACACGGCTTCCGTCGGAACCGGTGATAATTTTGAACGGTTACTTGGTGCTTCCCATACCGAAATTGAAGCAGCCATGCGAGGCATGACGGACGCTGAAATTGACGCGATTCTGGAAAAACTCGGGTAACCACTGAAGGAGTACTGACGTAATGACCACAGTAACAACAGCCCAGGCGAATAAGCTGTATCAGGTGGCGCTTTTCACGGCTGCCAACCGCAACCGCTCAATGGTGAATATACTCACTGAACAGCAGGATGCACCAAAAGCAGTTTCGCCTGACAAGAAAAGCACGAAGCAGACCAGTGCCGGTGCACCGGTTGTGCGAATCACGGACCTCAACAAACAGGCCGGTGATGAAGTGACATTCAGCATCATGCACAAACTCTCTAAACGTCCGACGATGGGGGATGAGCGCGTTGAAGGCCGTGGTGAAGACCTCAGCCATGCTGATTTTTCCCTGAAAATTAATCAGGGCCGTCACCTGGTGGATGCGGGCGGACGTATGAGCCAGCAGCGTACGAAGTTCAACCTGGCATCCTCTGCCAGAACGCTGCTGGGTACGTACTTTAACGACCTGCAGGACCAGTGTGCGATAGTGCATCTTGCCGGTGCCCGCGGTGATTTTGTTGCTGATGACACCATTCTGCCAACGGCAGATCACCCTGAATTCAAAAAAATCATGATCAACGACGTACTGCCGCCGACGCATGATCGTCATTTTTTCGGTGGGGATGCGACGAGTTTTGAAGGTATTGATCAGTCTGACCTGTTCACTCTTGCGCTGGTCGATAATCTCTCACTGTTTATTGACGAGATGGCTCATCCGTTACAACCGGTACGCCTGTCCGGTGATGAGCTGTATGGCGAAGATCCGTATTACGTCCTCTACGTCACGCCGCGTCAGTGGAATGACTGGTACACCTCCACGTCCGGCAAGGACTGGAACCAGATGATGACGCGTGCCGTAAACCGCTCAAAAGGGTTTAACCATCCGCTGTTCAAAGGCGAATGTGCGATGTGGCGCAATATTCTGGTCCGTAAGTATGCGGGGATGCCGATCCGTTTCTATCAGGGGTCAAAGGTTCTGGTATCGAAAAACGACCTGACGGCAACCACAGAAGAGAAGCAGGCCGCAACCAACATCGACCGTGCCATGCTGCTGGGGGCTCAGGCGCTGGCGAATGCGTACGGCCAGAAGGGCGGCGGTCACTTCAACATGGTTGAGAAGAAAACGGATATGGATAACCGTACTGAGATAGCAATCAGCTGGATCAACGGTCTGAAAAAAATCCGTTTCCCTGAGAAGAGCGGCAAGATGCAGGATCACGGTGTTATTGCCGTTGATACCGCAGTGAAGCTGTGATTTTTCCTTTCCCCATGCCGGGTTATCGCCCGGCTTTTTCAGGAGTCATTAATTATGGCAAAGACTATCCTTGCTCCGTCACTGAGTGAGCGGGTTTATTCAGGTACGCATGGTAATGAGTCGGTGGCAGAAGGTGTGTTTACAGTGAATGCTGCCGAACAGGAAACCGTTATTAATCTTCTCTCACTGCCGACTGGCGTTCGCATTAATGGGATCCAACTGATTTCAAAAGGTGGTCTTGGTGGTACGGCGACCGTCAGCGTTAAATCTGGCAAGCATGAGCTCATTGGTGACAGTGGTGCAGTAACTGCCAGCTTTGCTAAATATGTGCCAGTGGAGCCGTACACCACACTGCGTGACGGGGAGCTGGTTACGGTCACCATTAAGACAGCTGCTGCGACCGGTACCCTGAATGTTCTGCTGCGTTATACCGTGGTGGGATACTGATATAAACCTTCCGGCCCGCGTCATGCGGGCTTTTTTATCCGGGGAATTATATGAGCGAGAAAATTGCCGTTGTCTATATCGGCCCCAAACCCGTGAAAAAGGATACCCTTACCGGGAGTCGTACACTGTTCCCGCGTCTTGAGCCGGTGCATGTTGACAGCGCGCTTGCCTGGCAGTTGCTGGCCTTTCCGGATGTCTGGGTTCGTCATGAAGAGCTTGATGGTGTGCTCAAAAAGCAACAACAGGATGAGCAGTTGCGGCAGGCACAGCAGGCGCAGGAAAGAGAACAGGTTGCTCTTGCAGAAGCGGAGAACAGTTTTGTGGTTAGCGTTGGTGGTCAGGATGTGGATTTGAGCAAACTCACGTCCGCACGGCTGGCAACGTTGTGTGAGGCAGAAGAGCTGAATATTCACAAAGACCCGAAAGAAACGGCTGATGCATTTCGTGTCCGTGTGCGTGAGGCATTTCGCCGTCGTGTTGCGGAGACTGAACAGCATGGCGGAACTGACTGATTTTTTACCGTATGTCCGTCGCCATATCAGTGGTCCGCTGAACATTATGATGACGGATGCGTTATCCATGTCGGCAGTGGCATTCTGCCGTCAGTCCCTGTTGTGCCGCCGTGAAGCCACGCTGTCACCGTCAGCCGGAGAGGACTGTGTGCTGCCATATGACGCGGAGAATGAAGAGTGCGTACATATTATTCGTATCCTCGCTGACGGGCGTGAGCTTTTTGCCGGTCATGATGTGGAAATCCGCCCGGGGCGGGGAATGCATTTTGCCTGTTCGCCCGGAGAGGTGAGTGTGCTTTATGCCGTTGCTCCGAAAGCAGGGAGCCGTCAGGTGCAGGATGAACTGCGGGCATGGTCTGAAGAAGTGGCTGCAGGGGCGCTTGAACGGTTGTTCATGCAGACCGGGGTTTCATGGTCAGACCCGTCGCGCGCACAGTATTTCTCTGTGCTGTTTTCTGAGGGTATCCGTCGGGCATATCGCGACACACTGGCGACAAGTCCGTACTCCTCATACCGCAATCCTGTCCGCAGACAAAGGTTTTACTGATGACGACGATTACTGAAATCATCGGACGAGTGAACACGCAACTGGTTGACCCGATGATGGTGCGCTGGCCTCTGGCTGAGCTGTGTGATTATTACAATGATGCTGTGCGGGCGGTGATTCTGGCAAGGCCGGATGCAGGCGCAAGTCTGGAGACGCTGAATTGTGTTCCTGGTGCACGTCAGACTTTGCCTGATGGCGCAATACAGCTTCTTGACGTGATATGCCTCAGCGATGGTAGTGCTATAAAACCGCAATCCCGTGAGGTGCTTGATGCACAGTATCCCGACTGGCACATGCTGAGGGGGAAACCGGAATGCTTTATCAGCAGTGACCTTGCCTCGCGCGTGTTCTGGCTGTTTCCGGCACCGGAGGAGGCTGTGAGTGTTGATGCTGTGGTCAGCCGCATTCCGGAGGCGGTGTATGTTCTGACGCAGGATGATGACACGCCTGTACCGCTGGAAGAGGCTTATGTTAACCCGCTGGTTGACTGGATGTTGTTTCGTGCATTCAGCAAGGATGCAGCCGGTGGTGCAGAGTCAGGACTGGCAGCACAACATTATCAGAGTTTTGTTGAGCAGCTCGGGATTAAACAGGGTGCAGACAGTGCATTGTCTGCCCGCAAGAAGGTGTTTAACGGAGGTGGAATGTGAGTGTTGTTGTTTCGGGGACGCTGAAATCTCCTGATGGTGAGGCAATATCAGGCGCAAATATTACCCTGACGGCGCTGACAGTTTCACCGGATGCGCTCAGCGGCACCAGTGCGTCAGCAGTGACCCGTGAAGGTGGATATTACGGAATGACGCTGGAGCCGGGGGAGTATGCGGTTTCTGTGACGGTGAAAGGGAAGACTGCTGTCTACGGACGTGTGCGTATTGAGGGGACTGAAAGTACGGTGACGCTCAATATGCTGTTACGGCGTAGTCTTGTTGAGGTGAGCATACCCGGAGAACTGCTGACAGATTTCCGGCAGATACAGAACAATGTGGCGGATGACCTTGCCACGATTCGTCGTCTGAACGAAGACACGGCGGTGAAAAATAATCAGGCTTCACAGTCGAAGGAAAGCGCTGCTGCCAGTGCGAAGACTGCATCAGAAAGCGCGAAGGCTGCGACAAGCAAAGCGACGGAGTCTGCACAAAAAGCCAGTGAGGCTGCAGAGGCGGCGACCCGGGCAGGTGAGTCTGAAAAGGCAGCGGCAGCTGACGCTAAAGAGGCCAGACAACATGCTGAAACCGCCAGAGTGGCTCAGGAAGCCGCCGGAGACGTTCTTAAACGTGCTGAGGCTGCTACGGTTAGTGCTGAAGAAGCCAGACGTATGGCTGAGAATGCACGAGGACCTAAAGGCGATACAGGGCCGAAAGGTGATGCTGGTCCTCGTGGTGAAACAGGTCCGGCGGGTCCGCGTGGGGAGAAAGGTGAGCAGGGAGAGCGCGGACCTCAGGGCATACCGGGCCAGAAAGGTGATACAGGAGAACGGGGACCTCAGGGAGTGCAGGGGCCAGTGGGGCCAGCTGGCGCAACAGGGCCATCTGGCCCACGTGGTGCGACCGGGCCACAGGGAGCAATGGGGCCGCGTGGTGAAACCGGGGCCAGAGGCGAAAAAGGAGACCCGGGGGGGCCTCAGGGACCAAAGGGGGATACTGGTCCGAGAGGTGAGCCGGGGCCGGCAGGAGCAAAGGGAGAGCGCGGTGAGACCGGACCTGCGGGGCCGAAAGGGGAACCCGGGGAACGTGGTCCGCAAGGATTACAGGGCCCCGCCGGAGAGAGAGGTGAACCGGGTCCGGCAGGTCCGAAAGGTGAACGAGGCGAAGCTGGACCTCAGGGACCTCGTGGGGAGCCAGGCCCGGCGGGCAGCGCAGCAAATGTGGCAGATGCGACGACGGCACAGAAGGGAATTGTGCAGTTAAGCAGCGCAACGGACAGTGATGATGAAACGAAGGCAGCCACACCGAAAGCTGTGAAGGCGGCAATGGATGAGGCCAGGGCAGCGAAACAGAAGGCAGAAGAGGTTGCGACAACCCGCCCGTCGGGAGAAAGCATACCTGGACCGAAAGGTGACAGGGGCGAGCAAGGACCGGCAGGGCCCACAGGTCCGAAAGGGGAGCGCGGGGAACCCGGACCTCAGGGGCCTGCAGGACAGAAAGGTGAGCAGGGCCTCCGTGGGCTGCAGGGGGCGACAGGACCTGCGGGAGCAGTGGGGCCCGCAGGCCCACGGGGACCGGCTGGTGCAGCTGGTCCCAAAGGTGATGCAGGCCCGGCCGGACCCCGGGGTCAAAAAGGTGATACAGGACCTGCAGGTCCGCAGGGACCAGCTGGCCCGGCAGGCCCACAGGGGGTTGCCGGAAGGGACGGCAATGTTTCCACCGGGAAATATGCGGTTGGTTCTTATGTTTTTGGCGTGTCCTCTGTCTATGCTGACGGCGAAGGCTTATTTTCATCAGGGATATATGAAAATATTCAGGGTAGCTCCATTGATCTGATTTCAATACAGACAACACAAACAGGCGCATCAACACCAAATCAAATCTGGTTTTTGAAACTGGAGGAGGACATTCCGGGGGTGTGGCGGGGATTTAAAACCGCCGCATATATTTATCTGATGCCAGAAGGAATGCAAGGAGGA